CTTCAGTAACTGAAGTACCTGCATCATTAACAACCGTAATTGTCTGCGATGTTCCATCATCCGCATGAAGTTTTATGCAGTCAGCCGCATCTTCGTTAGCCGTTACAACCGCACGTCCGCCTTCAGCCCATAAATCTTTAGCGTCGTTCCATGCAAAACTCATACCGCCAGCTACAGCACTCAATAGAATTGAACCTGCGGCATCTGAGCCATCTGTAGTTCCAGCCGTATTAATTAATGAAGCTAGTTCGCTACCGGCCGTTCCGTGGGGTGAAAGCAATATAGCAGAAGCCCCACTCTGTCCAAGTGTAAGCGTCTGACCATCTGCAACAGTAAATGTACCGTTACCTGCCGATACGGCTATATCAAAATCTCCCGCTGAGGCAACATTCATCCCTGTGCCATTATCATGCGTAAAAGTAACATCGCTACCCGCTCCAAAAGTTAAAACAGACGCATCACTGTTAAGAGTTAAATCGTCCGTAACAACTCCATCACCCGTAATGGTAACCGTAGGGCTACTTGAATTAACTGTTAAAATAGCCGTACCATCATTTTGCGAAACTTCAAATGCAGTTGCGCTATCAGCACCAGAAGGAAGAACCTCTACCTTGTCTCTTGCCAATTTCAAAGCAGATGTAATGCCATTGTCACCATCTTTAATTGCTTGCAGACTGGTCGTTAGTCCGCCATCGGCATCACAATGCAACAATTGCTCATAACTCGAAGCAATCGTTTGTCCTGTTAAAGCTGCCATAATTTATTTCCCCTTTTTAGTTTCCTTGTTAAATCTCGCAACTTACCGCCCGAAACCAATTGACATGGTTGCGATAAAATCTTTAGACAATGTCTTCCCATTTTCTCTGTTCTCTCTCCCATACATCATTAAGAGATATAGAATTCCACATATCTCTTGCAAGACGTGCCATTTGATGCACTGCCTGTGTGATACCTAATCTCGTACCTAAGCGAGGCATGATTTAAGGTCCTAAGTATAGAAATGCAGAACCAGAATCAAATGCTACCGTAGTCCATCTACCGTAGATTGTCATACCCTGTGGCATAGTAGTCTGATTGATAGCGTCACTGTTTGTGCCGGGACCACCCTGTGCGTCTGTAGGCCAATCCGAATCAGCAGTTGTAGCATCACTGGAATCAAACACAGTATCCTCTGTAAATTGAATCGCTATTACTTTCATATTACCCGGTGGAGTATATGTGGAAGTATCTGCTAAAAATGCAACTCCCGCTTGTCCTATTGCAATATTACTTAGCTCTACAACTGTATATTTATGAATATTTGCTGCCATTGTTATCTCCTTGTGTTATGTATGCCTTACTGCCCGAGAATACTGACGTGGGCATATCATGCTAGCGGGTAAGGTGCAATCTGCCTTAATCCGCCTATTTTGTCTCTGCCTGCATCTAGACGTAATGAACGTCTCCAACGACGGCGAAATTTGTCTCCCTGTATCATAGATGCCTCATCTGCTCTATCATCATATAGTTTCCACTTAATATAATCAACCAGAGCAGTATGTAATGTATCATCACAATCTGGGACATCCGATAAATTAACTACCTCATTAGGCTGTGAACTGTACTCTATTAATATACCATCATCTTGGGTCTCATCTATTGCTTCATACAGATTATTAGCTGAGGTATTATTACTTGTTACCAAAGCTAACCTGTCTCCTACAATATACCAAGATAAATAATCTTCTGGATAAGTATAAGCCATTATTTCTCGTCCATATTAATTAATCTGTCATAATCCAGTAATCGTGGAATTTTTCTATATACATCATCGCCGTTTTTATAATAAACAGCGTAAATCTTATCTACTTTAAAGTCTGAATTTCTATCACCTATGTTATACCATCTCTGGTCTGCAACCGTGCTAATCTTATCATATTGCCGAGATACTTTATATTTTCTTAGCTCTAGCAATGCATCATTGACAAGAGCTTTCACATAGGTCTCTCCAGCATCGGGATGTACTTTGCGAATGCGAGATAGTATTTGTTTTAATGTCATACTACGCCCTCGTCATTGCCTGTACGGCTTTTCCATATTGACCAACAAGCCAATTGTACTGGTCCTTCCTAGCATTACCGAGTTCAATATCTTCATCAACCATAATATCTGTTATAATTCTTTCCATTCCCTTAACCGCGGCATATAATACAACAATATATTCAAGTTCGTCTGGGAATGTAGCAATAGCACTATCACCATAGGCTACTGATGGATACTGAACTTCAGAATATTTACCCACTGCGGAAGAGGACGATGGTAATATATTAAGAAAATTACTCTCAATATAATATACTGGGTCCGTAGCCGTAGCATAATCTAATTCATCACTATCAGAAGCACGACCCTTTAATCTTGATGGAATTAATCTGCAAGGCTGGTCAATCGTTCCATCATTACGCCTTACATTAAAAACCTTACCCGTATTTAATGTAGACGCGGAGCTTTCACTTCCAACGGCCTGTGGAGTAAGTGTTACTTCAGATGCACACAACCTAAGAAGATTGGGTGGCATCATATTAATAATCTCTTTTGCTCCGTCTGAAAGAAATGAGGTTAATGCAGTCGTATCGCTTGAAGAGCCACCGACCGTACCAACCATATCTTCAACTTGTACTTGAAATGTTGCCATTAGTCTTCAATCACCACTACTTCTAAATTACAACTTGCCGTATTTGCCCTAGCCCAATAATCAGAATCTGCTGCGCGAAACATAGCAAACTCCCCAGCTTTCAGTTTGCAGAAGTAGTTAGTATCGTCTTCGTCTGCAATCTCAATATAATTACTTGCATCTAAATTCTTAAAAAACATGTATCCATAAGTTCCAATATCAGATGCAACACTTATCTGTTCATTACTAGTGCCTACTACCTGTATAGTCTTATTATACGACTCGCCAGATACATCAACATAAGCAGAATCACGCTTACTATCTTTAACACCGCTCTTGCTATATTCTAACTGAGCTTCAATTCTTAATTCGTTGGCCATTAGTACCCCTTCTTTTTCTTCATTTTGGCACTATATTTCTTAGCGGCTTTAGCAGTTTTATGTTTTTTAGTCTTGCCACCATACTTAGTTGTCTTACCTGTTCTCGGCATTATATACCTCTCCCATATCTTTGCATATTCTCTTCCATGGACTCTGAACGAAATTCAATATCCGTACGCTTTCCCCTTTCGGTTCTCACAAAACCATATGGTGAAATTTTACTTTCTTTCTTCCTGCACTTAGGGCAATGTTCGCCCTTATAGTACCCGTGTGATGAACAAATACCAGCTATTTTCATCGACCGCCACCAAGCAGACCCATAAGAGCCTGTAGTGGATTACCACGACCACCACCACCTTGCGGCATCACCTGTGGAACTCGTTGCATCATAGGTTGTATTCTCTGTGGCATTCCACCGGGTGCTGGTCTCGGTTGTAGCCCAGCTGGCGGTAAAGCTCTATTCGCCGCTCGTATTCCGGGAGGTACTGGCGGTCCTTGAGGGACTCCACGTGGTACCCGACCGGGTGGAAATGGCACACCTCCAGCAGGAAAATTTGGATTGTTTCCTGTCTGTGCGTTTGCAGTACCACCACCGCCTAACATTTTCATAAGTAACATAATCAAAAGTTGACCTAAACCACCCTGTTCCTGTTGAACGCCCCCATTATCATATCCCTGTTTTTCTCCAAACATACTTGTGAATTCTTCTTGATTGTATGGTTGTTCTTCGCCGTACGGCATAACTATTCCTCTCTAGTTTCGTACCACTTGGGACGATTTCCCAAGCGATACATTATTAACAATATTACTAATATTATCCATAGTAAACATTTCACCTAGTGGTGGAAAGAAGTATAACCCTCTAGCCACCTTGTTCTTTAGGGGTAAGCCCTTTATACGACTCACCCCCACAGTGAACAAAAACTGTTAACCCTTTATGGGGTTATGATGTTGTAACTGCACCATCGGCAGCTGACGAACCAAACATCCAATATGCTCCTGCACTAAAGGACATTTCAATGAAATCCCCTTGTACTGCCGAAGTGCCAAGAATGACATTGGATACACCAGTTCCGCCAGAAGAACCCGGACCATCATCGCCAGTGTCAACTTCAGTTTCGTTGACCTTGCCGAAAATAATCGCACTGCCAGCGGCAATCGTAATTGCTGCTGTCGGTGTGTTTTCTTCTACCCAGAACTTGTAATTAGTCCCATCTAGAGCTGTAGTAGCGGTGGGAAGCGTAATTGAATACGCACCACCAGCGGAATCTAGCCTAAAGCATTTTCCGCTATCCTTCTCAGCGTCTAGAGTCCTTGCGGCCTTGATTTGTTCCCAAGGCTGAAGGAATCCACCTGCTCCACTACTTTTACTAATATAGTCACTACGCATGATTCACCTCCTACAGACTTTCGACGTTGTAAAGAGCATGGGTTTCTGGAAGTGTAACTTCTAGACCCGCTTCGGTCAGAATCATATCTTTCCGAAGGTCTTCGTCGTCGTTCTGTACGTTAGTAATAACGTGGGTGTCACGATTAGTGCCATTACCGACCAATGGACGGTAAGAACAATTGCTCATATCAGCCATCAGCATAAAGCCACTGGCAATGCCACGGAACAGAGGTTCTTTAACCAAGTTCATACGACCGTGAATGGTATCAATAACCATCACACGATGTCCGAACGCCCCCTGTTTCTCTTCATAATTCCAGCGGAAAGGCGTAACATTCGTAGTACCGGGTTGTAAAGACTCGTACAGGAATTTGCCATCCCCTAGTTTATTGAAGAAAGAAACAACGGGTAAACTGCAAAGAACCAATCTGTCACCACTACCGCCACGTGCTGGGTCAAAAATTACTTCCATGTCAGACAATAGTCTGTCATAAGTAAGTTCTGCCTGAGCAATGCTACGATAGTAAGCTGCGCCAGAGCTAAAAGACAAGTCCGAATCATCAACGGTAGGATTAGTGTTTTTCACAATGTGACCAACAATACCCTCCGTATACTGAATACTAGTTACTCGGGCTTTCTGCCCAAATAACATAGCTCTCTCGATGTCTACTTTATGCTCACGTAGCTTTTCAGCCCATATACGTTGAAATTCATCAGCGTATCCTCTGAACCTAGTAGCTAGTGCCGTACCTGTCATTTCCGCAGCAGTTTTAAAAATCTGAGTATAACCGTAGTTATCCTCGATTTCTGCAGACCATACATCGGGAGCACCGGAACCCTCAGCGAATGAGGTGCCGATAACCTGACATTGGTCGTTATCTGCTAATGTTGCGTATCCAGTGACATTGGAGTTTGATACTTCAATACATTTGCCTGTAAAGCTTGTATCAGCACCATTGTCTGAAGGAGACGACTCAATACGAAAAATAGACTGACTCCATCCTGCTGCACTATCAACCGTGTTAACGGAGAAGACCATCCCCTTCACAAGCCAATCAATACTGGCTGGAGAAGCAGCTGCATCATCTACAGTAAAAGCATAACTGGTTCCAGCGGTAACAGCGCCCGTAGGGGCACCATCAACATAGAAATTTCTGGAAGTCCAGTTAATCTTAGTACGGTTTTCTAGATACCTGAAGACTGAATCGTCGGTAGGAACCTTGGCTACTTTGCTCAGATAGACGAAAAAAGGTGACTCTTCCGGAGCCAAATCCGCTACTCTATCACCGAAGTTATATAGTCGTCTACGGTCCGGAGCTTGTCCGACACCAGCACTTGTTGCAGCGACGGTTACATCGCTTGACTTAAGTGTGCCCTGATTATAAGTAACAGCCATAGTTTACCTCCTTAAGGTAATCTACCTGCATTTGCACTCGCCATTACGCCTTCCCAAACCTTGTCGTCCTCACTCCTAGGAGTGGGGCCTCTGCTTGGAACTGCACCGGGAGTGCGGGGAGAATTTTTTGCAGCGCGGACAGCGTCCAGTGAAGAAGAAGACTTCGACCTTTCTTTTCCTTTTGATTTCACGAACACGTCAACAAGCGCATCAAGAGACAAGTCTTCTTTCGGTTGCGCGTAAAACGTAAGAAACTCCCTTGCCTCATTTTCATTCATCTTATAAGTGTTTTGCAGTTCACTTGTAAGATTATTGATAAATACCTGTTCCTGCAATACTCCCATCTCTTTTTGTATAGCCGAGTTCACTTTATCTTGTTCCTGTATTTCACGGAACTGATAAGATGGAGAATCCGGCTTAAAATACGCATCCCACGGATTAAAGTCTTCCTCAGAAATACGTGCGTTCCCGTTACTCACCTGCGATGTAATGTTCTCTTGTATCATTTGAACCAAATCGGGTCTGCTCTCCAGAAGGTTAACAAGAGGTTTGAATTGTTGCCAATCTTCCAACCGGGCTTCCGCCTTGTCTTTCATAGATTGAAACTTTTTCGCCTCCGTTTCCCAATCAGTGCCTGAAGTCAGACTCTCTTCCTCGCCCTCGAATTCGTTGTATTCGTCATCGAACGCTTCTTCCGCAAATAAGTCGGTCGCTTCGTCTTCCTGTGAACCTAATACCGAATCGACTACGTTATCTTCTGTTGCCATAACCTACCTCCTCGATGTCTTCTTTTTTAAGGACTGGACTCATATAGAATCTTCCTAGTGAAGCGTCACCGTTTCGTTATGTTTTTGATTGTGCTGCCGATTTTTCTGATGAAAGTAAGTTGTTCAAATCACCCTTACTTATCTTAACGGCAGCGTCCAGTTTGGATGCCGTGACCTTACGGTCAGCACCCGCTTTAGCCTCAATCTCTGCGAGATGAGACTTAAATTTTGATACTTCTGACTGTTGCTTGGCGTGCATTGTTTCTCTCTGTGCAGTCTGTAGGTCACCCTCTAAGTTCTTAATCTGGGAATCCATATCGTTTACCAACTGCCTCATTTGTTCCATTTCGTCCATTCTCTGCAATATTCCTTCTTTATCGAATATCTCAGGATTCTTCTTCAATACCTCAACCCTATCAATAATACCAAGCTGAAAAGCTTCAAGGTACACACCAAATGTCGCCCACTTACTTTCTGGAAGTGTGCTTCCTGATTGTATTCTCACGTCGTGTTGCCCGATATTCAATCTATCCTGTTGTATATCGTTAACGGCTTCGCTCTTGTCGTCATAAACATTAACCATTCTTTCGGTCATATCATTATTTGCCTGTGTTAATGTAAACATCTTCGGAAATGTATAATGACCTTTTGCCAAGCAATACAATACTCTACCAAGGCGGTTAATACTAAATTCTATATCCCTGAGTTTTGACTTTGGTCTGTCACTTCCCATTGCTACCATGCGCTCAGTACCCCTCACAGTATCTGGGGCCTGTTCAGCAAAACCATGTACCATCTCAGGAATACCAAATATAAAATCTATATAGTGCTCCGCCTGCTGAATTAACCTGTAAAACTCTGCCGATAGCGGCTGTGGTGACGGATAATGAG